AAAATTTTTTTGTTCATAACCGTAAGGTAACTTTTTCTTAGGTTCAAAACCTAAAAACTGTAACCATTTTAAAGTTTCCCAATTACGTTCATCTACAAAATTATAAAGATATTTATAACCTTTACCCATTTCGTTAATCCAATAAGGACATTCTTTTAAGAATTGTCTTACATGGTTTCTGAGTTGGTCGCTTGATAACATCCATGCAACTCCATAACCTTCTGAAAATTTACATGGAGCAGAACCAAACATTCCAATTACTCCTTCTTCTTCAGTTCCTAAGATTGTGTAGTTTCTTGAGCCTTCATAAGTGAAAGGAAGAACTAATGCTTTTAGTGGACTTAGGTTATCTGAAGCTTTTATTTCACGTCTATCTGCTAGACGCATTTTAGGTGCTAGGTCTACGCAATCTTTTACAATTGCTTCCCTTACGCATTTTTCCATATTACATCCTTCTATTTCTTCTATGATAAAATCCTTCTATTTCTGCTGATATAAAGTGACATGGTAAATGTGAATTTGAAATTAACTTACATACAAACTCAGTGTTTCTACATTGAATAGGAACATTAAAAGTTCCACTAGCAATATTGGGTTGTCCAATTATTGAAGATGCTGAATTAATTACATTTCCAGACATTTCATATGTCGATAAACTTCTACCATTTGGTAAAACTGTAGCTGTAAAGAAACCACTATTTTGGTAGTCAATACTCATAGTTCTTACTTGGAAACGTCCAGAAGTAATAGCTACTTGTCCAGTTGCACCAGATTCTCTTACATATGGTTTTGAAAATTCATATAAAGATTCAAACGCAGTTCCAAAAATACAAGATGTGTGATTACCTTGTACTACAATTGTTGTACCAGTTTGACTATCAATAGTTAAATCTGCACCATTAGTTGCGTCAATAGCTATCAATGTTTGATTGTGTTCATACGGTAAAGTAAAAGTAGTTTTGTCTGTATTACTATCGTATGTCCCACTTAATATATCTGTTTGTAAATCAATACTTATTGGAAAATTTAAATTGTTAAAATTTGGATTTCTTAAATCTATTCTTAATAATTTTAAATTAGTTTTTTCATTTGCTAAAATATAAATGTAACTGTCATATGCTTCAGCAGAAACTACTTCCATATTATTTAATGTAAATGTAGACCAAGAAGATTGTACTTTTTTATCTGCATCCCAAAAATATTTATATACAAACATTTTGCTTGAATTAGTTCCAACAACATTTGAACTAGGGGTATAAGGCGCTGTGTTAGTAGTATCTAAAGTATCATGACATAAAACAATCATGGTATCTTCAATATTATTTGAAACAATTTTATAAGCGTTGTTAGGTATTAATGTATTAACACCAATAGTAATATCTAAACCATCATTAGTTAATGTATCGTCATCAGCAAAATATTCTGTTATAGCAGTTTTATCATTTCTCTTTTGTGCAAAATAAACAAATTTACCTGCCGCTTTAGGTTCAACTTTAATGTCATGTGAAAACGTACTTGTTTTAGATAACACTGCTGTTGTTGGTGTGATACTATCACCAGAAGATTCTAATATGTATTGAGACTCAGCAGAAAACAATAACAACTGTTCGTTAAAATCTATAGAGTTGTAAAGTTTGTTTACAGTTGTACCACTTGCTGCAACATCAATAGGGTCAGTATCTAAAACATCTGTACCAGTTGTAGCATAGAAATTATAATACTCACCGTTTTCTGACATAATCAAATTTTGTCCAGAAATAATTCCAAATCTATTTTGAAAGAAAGTTAAGTTAGTAATTGTTTGTCCAACAAAACTTGGTGCAGGGTTTGTAGTTTCATCACCTGCAACTCTGTCAGTATAAGTTTGTTGTGCAAAAGTAAATGTACCATTGTTATTATTAATTAACGCATGGGGCATTGTGCTATTGTCTAAACCAATTTTTACTCCTGGTCCTACAGTTTCTCGCCAAACACCGTTAGCTACAAATTTTACATAATAGTCTGAAAGAGTATCACCTTCTTCACCAGTTACTTTAATAATCATATCTGGTTTTGCGTAGTAAGGTAAATCTGTAAAATCAGCTATTTCATCTTTAACAGCATACATAGCTTCGTTACCAAAACCGTCTGTTGTTTCGACTGTAAAAGTACCACTAGAACAAGTTAGATAAATTGTGTTACCATATTGTGTGTTTGAAAATGTTCCAGTAATTCCAGAATAATTAGCTAAACCTTGAGACGTACTTAAAGTTGCGCCTGTGTCTGCTCTTATAGTTTTAAAACCAATTCCATCTGCCGTACTTGACCAGTGTGAAGACGCTGTTCCATATAATAATATATGAGCAATCTTTTCTGTATCTCTAAATTTACCATCTGTTGATGCGTCATTACCAGTAGGCATTTGAAACAATACTTCTATTGGATATGACCATGTAGAATGATTTAATTTAACACTGTATTGTCTACCGTATTGTGAACTTTTAACATAAACAATTGTTTCTTGTACCTTGGCTGCTGTAGTAGTTGAGTTTTCTGCTACAGTAGTTTGTCCATTAGATAAAAAAGTATAGTCAGCAATGTTTGTAAATTTAAAATCTTCTAAAGGGTTTGTAGATGTTAAGTAAGAAGTTCCATCTGGAAAACTAACTGTTTTTTCTACACCATTTAAATCAAAAACTTTAACACCTTGATTATAAAACACAGCAACATACTGATTGTTAGCATCTCTATTAATCCATTGTACTGCACAATTATTTGGTATTGCTTGATTAGATAATAAGTTTGCTACAAAATGTGTTCCTGCTCTTTTAGATAAACCATCAATAATATTTGATTGAAAATTAATTTGATTTTCTGATTGTGATACATTTCGTTGTACCGAGTTTTGTTGGCTTACTCCGTTAATTAAGTTAGGAATTGACTGAGATATTAATGCCATAGATTAATTCCTTGATGAACGTTTATTGCCACGATTAGTAATGTAGTTCATGTTGTATTCATCTTTTAAGATGTTTGCGTCCATTGCTCTTGAGTCTGCTTGTTCAAAAGCTACATGAGCTTCATTCTCATCTAAGCCTGCTAATTTAACTAATTCATTTGCACCAATGTAACGAGCTGCAAATCTTCTAGAAGCTTTAACTACAATGTATCGTCTTGCGTATTCTGGAAGATGTTCAAATTGTTGTACTAAAACTTTGTCTATTTGTGGATTGTATGTAAATACATCTGTATGATTTTTTAAGTCATATAAAAATCCATTACGAATTGTGTATTGATAAACGTATTGATACGGTGATGATGCTTCAGCTTGAACACAGTTTGCGTCTAGAGGTACTTTATTATTTGAGTCTCTATTCTGTGTTACTTCAAATTCTCTATTAAAAAACCATCCTTGTGATTGGACACTCATAGACGTTTCATCTAAAATATTTTTAGCTACAGCAACGTCAGTACCAATGTTACCTGTAATGGCTGACACTGGTGCTTCACCGATAAAACTTAACATAGTGTTTATCGCTTGTAATTCTGTTGTTGGTGTAATTTGAGTTGTCATGATTATCCTTTGTATAATTAAAGTGGGGGATTAAGTCTCCCTCTTCCCCCACTCCTTATAAGTATAAAGATACTTAAAAATTAAGCGTCTTTAATTCCTACTGCTGCTTCCGGTCTTAATACACCATGTCCCATAGCGTATTTAGCAACCATTAGCGTACCTTGTCTTCTGATGTCGTATTCCATCTCAGTAGCCAAGTCCATTAACTTCACAGTTCCAATTGCACTAGGGTGAGATACCAAACCTTCGTAGTTTGCTAAGTTAACAGCTTGAGGTGTTGAACCACCTTGAGTTGCTGAACCTGCATCTGCACCAGTAGTGATGTTAGAAGCAACGAAATGAGGTACAGGGATTAATGTAATTCCTGCAATCATCGATACTTTACCTTCAGCAATTGAACCTCTACCACTAAAGTCAACATTGATTGCGTTTGTTGCGTTAGCTAATTTGTAATACATTTCTGGTTTTAAGAAACATACTCTTCCTTCAGACGGTACATAGTTGTTGTCTAAAGTTTTAGCTGCATCAAATAATGAATCAATGAATCCATTAGCAGAAGTTGAAGCAGTTGCACTAGCAATTGCAGTGTTAGTTAACACTGTACCTGTAGGGTACGATGTGTCAGCAACGTTTGCACTTGTAGTTTGTGCTGCTTGTCCGATTGTTTGTAAGATATGTTTATCTTTTTGGAAAGCTAATGCTCTTCCAATTTCGCTTGAATACGCTGACCTTACTGACCAGTGATTCTTTGCTTCCTCAAGGTTACTTAAAAACACATGAGATATTAGTAAATCGTTAATTGTGATAACCTTTTCATTGTGGTTAACATTCAATCCAACGATTTCTGCGCCAGGTGTGTGATACTCAGCACCGACTCTTCCCATTACTGGGAAAGTTGCTGACTTACCAGAAGCGATACTTCTGACCATGTCTGCACCTTCAGTTTTTGACGCTCTTTCGAATGAAGTAAGAACTTCTCCGGAAAAAACCTTCAAAAACAAAGCATCTTCAGCACCACCAGTATTCACTCGACCTATTGCGGCTGGGTTTCCTACTGCCATATTTTTCTCCTTTATAGCTTTGTTGATTTAAAAGCCTTCACTCAGTCTTATCCTTCACAAGATTGTCGTTCCTCGGAACGGTCAAGTTAATGTACTTAACTTTGTGTTAGCAAGTTGCTACCTATAGAGGTAACACAACTATGATTTGGCAGTCTTTGCAGCTCGTTTAAAATTTGCTGCTGTTGGTGCGCCTTTACTTCCAGGCTTTCTCATTTTTTCACCACTGCCACTTTTGATTCTTTGTCGTTTAGCATGAATGTTTGCGTATAGTCCACGTTTTGCCATTACAACCTACTATTCTTTATTTTAGCTTGAACATCAGCTTGATAAGCTTCGTCTTTTGCATATCTTGGGTCAGACATTGCTGCTGTTACTTCAGCCCATGAACGATAGCCACTTGCATTACTTGTGCTTGGTCTATCACCTTTTGCTAAACTTGGTTCTACACCTTCAGCATTTTTATATTTAGCATTCAATCCTGCGATTGCTAATTTAGTTGCTTCGATGTCTTTACCGTTTACAGTTCTATTGTAAGCGCTGATTTCAGCTTCACTTAAATTTTCAGAAGCCCATGTCATCATGTTTTTATATGCTTCGTCACCACCAACTTCTTGTTTTAAAGTATTAGCAGTTTGTGTAGCTATAGCTTCTTGTCCTTTAATAAAAGCATCCACATAATCTTTAGGTATGCCTGCTTTTTCTAAAGCTTCATAAGATTTATCATTAAGTTGTCCACTCTCATTATATTCTTGTTGTAGAGTTTCCATACTTAGACCTGCATTTTCAACTGCTTTTTCAGCTTTGTCGATTGACAAGTCATCTTCTTTTTTAGTTTCTGTTTCTTTTACTTCTTCTTGTTTAGGCTCTGATTGTCCTAATTTAGTTTCTAATTCACCGTAAGCTTTAGCCATATCTTCTGGTGATTTAAATTTTTCAGGTAACCATTCTGGTCTATTTACTTTAGACTCTTCTATTGGTTTATCTGCTGTTTCTTCTGTAGGTTTTATTTCTACTTGTTCTACCATTTAATTATCCTCTTGGTTTTGTAACATTGTCTGCAACTTTAGGAGCAACATTTTGTGCTGTCTCCATCATCATTTGTTGTTGTTGCATTTGCATTTGTTGTTCTTGTTCTGCTTGTAACTGTTCTGGGGACTTGATTAGATTTTCTGTTTCTATTCCATGACCTGTAGCAAGTCTTTCAATTAAATCACCGATGTTTAACATCTGTACTGCTTGTGGGTTCATTTGTGCTAACTGTCCTATTTCAGATACAAACTCTCTTAGTTTCTGTAAGTCATTACCTCTACCTAGTGCTTCAACACCAGTAATAATAGTTGGTCTTACAGAACCTTTTGGAAGTTTTGGTATTTCATTTTTACTTCCCATTCTTGTCATTAACAAAGAGACTAAAGGCAATTGTAATTCTTGTGATAATAAAGAATAAATTCCACCCATAGCTGTTTCAAGTTCATTAGCCATGTATCTAATTTCTTGAGCAGTAACTCTTTCTGCTTGACGTTGAATTGCTGTATTAAGTAAGAATGCATATGCTAGTCTTTCTTCAAGTCTACCAATTGCTTTTTCTACTGTTTGTAAATCATAAAATTTCTGTGCTTGTAACACGCTAACATCATCTTGATTTCCAGATATAATGTCACCGTTACGTGCTACTGCTAAATCTCTTTTCTTTGTTGTTGAATTTGGTTTGACCATAAATACCATTTTAGAAGAAGCCGCAGCACTTTCGACAAGTGATTGTGATAATCCTTCAAGGCTCTTCAAGTCACCAATAAATTCCTCTACGTAACTTCTTCCATAGTCCTCAGAATCTACACGTACCATTCTTAAACAAATCCATGGTAATTGGTCTTCAGCATATTCACCAATTGATGTAGGAATTTTAATTCCTTTTACTTCTTGGCAAACATAAAACTTTTTATTATCTAGTTTGTAAATGTGTGTATACAAATCGCATGAAGTTTCAGACTTAGCGTCTTCTTTACTCATTTGTTGTAACACTATTTCTCTAACTTCTGGTTCTAAACTTAGAACCGATACATTTTCTTTTACAACTATTTCTAATAAATTTCCGTCACCATCCCTTTTACATACATATTGATTTAATGGAAAAACTCTCATTGAACCTTTTTTCGGCAAATGACAAAGTACATTGCCACCAACAATTAAATGTTTTATAGCTTCAAAGATTGGAACTCTAATTGCAAGAGACTCTATTTTACCCATAACTTCTCTTTCAATTTTTGCTAAAGATTTTTCAATCGCAGTTTTAAGTTGTGGTTGTTCTTCAACTTGTTCTTTAGCTTTACCTTGAATAGCTAATCTAAAAAATGGTTGGTTAGGGGGAAGTAATAATAGTAAGAGTTTACTAGCTAAGTTATTAACACCTCTGCTTCCAACTGATTGGAAGGGGCTATAGAAATCTTGTGTAGGTGTAAATGAATTTTCTGGAATTAAAGTTGGTATCGTCAATTCACTACACTCACGTCCACGTTCTAAAAAGTGTTCTCGTTTTTCTGACAGAGCATTATATCGACTTTCTGCCGAGTTAATTAAATTTTCTGCCATTTGGAATTCCTTATATTATTGTTCCACTAGAACCTGGAATATTTAAGTCAGTTTGCATAGCTACTGTACCTTTTTTTGATTTCTTCTTTTTTGCTATTTCCATAGAATCTTCAGAAGCTAATTCAATAGAAGGTGCTAATTCATCACCTGATTGTACAGCCTGTCTTACTGGCGTAACTGTTTCTTGTACAGGTGGTTGCGATGGACTACTCATACACATAGTTATTTCTCCTTGTTAATATGAAGGTATCGTTAAATCAGATGATTGACTTGTCGTTATGTCTGAACTTTGCGATACACTGCTTTTCTTTGTTGTTTCTTTCTTCACTGGTGTTTTATCTATTTCTGGTGAAGAATCTTTAGGGTCAAATACATTCCCATCGACATATTTTATATTTGGGTCTGGTCTAGTTATAACTGGCGCAGACTTTGTCGATGATATACACATATTATTTACTCCCTAATAAATTATTTTCATTTCTTTTTTTCAATTCAATTAACCAATTGACTACACTTCGTTGTCCTGCTTTGTGCCAGACAGTTTTTTCATTGTCTTTTAAATCAGGCGCTTTTTCTGGAAAAACTTTATCTAAAAGATTAATTAATTCGTCTACTGTGTAGGGTAATTGAATGTCATCTAAATGGTTCATACCTTTTTCCTTCTAATATGGGTACTATTAACCCCATAAATTTCCAGTCATACTTCCTTTTGCATATTCTGTTGCTCTGTTTTCAAAGAAATTTGTATGCTCTACACCATTTAAAACCCAATCAAGCCAAGGTAATGGATTATCTTTAACAGCAAAATTAGGTTTTAAGCCTAGCTGCAACAGTCTTCGGTCTGCAATATGACGGATGTATTGTTTAATTTGGTCTGGCTCTATACCTTCCACACCACCTTGTTCAAATGCTAAATCAATAAATTTATCTTCTAATGATACCATGTCTCTAGCAATGTCGTATAAAGTTTTCTTAAAATCATCATTCCAAATGTGTTTGTTTTCATCAACTAATGCATGAAATAATTTTATTAAACAATCAACATGATGGCTTTCATCTCTTATGGACCAGGTAACTATTTGGCACATTCCTTTCATTTTTCCAAATCTTTGAAAATTTAAAAGCATTACAAATGAAGCAAACAATTGTAGTCCTTCACCAAACGCTGAGAATGTTGCAAGTTCTCTTGCCATGCCTTCAACACCTTCACCTTTATTTCTAAATAAATAATCGTGTTTGTCAGCCATAGCTTTATATTCTTGAAAAGCTTTGTACTCACTATCTGGTAAACCAATTGTATCATTTAATAATGAATAAGAGTGTGCATGATTAGCTTCACTTGTAGCAATTGAAGATAACATCATTCTTATTTCTGGTGGTTTAAATTTTGGAATATAATTATCAAGGTACGCTTGAGCAATATCTACATCGCCTTGCGTAAAGAATTTTAAAATCTGTGTAATTAAATTCTTTTCCTTATCAGTTAATCTTTCATTCCAATCTCTAACGTCTTCTGCTAATGGCACTTCACTTGGAAGCCAGTGCATTTTTTGTTGTTGGTCGTAAGCTTCAAAAGCCCACGGATATTGAAATGGTTTGTAATATTCTCTAGTTTTTAATAGACTCATTTTTCCTCCTCTATTTTGATTAAATTTTTTCTATCTAAAATTGCGTATGATAAATTTATTGGTTCAAATTCATTAAGATATTTAAAAACAATTTCTTTATCTAATGTACTACAAGTGTAAACATCCAATTGCACAATGCTTGGGTTTGTTTCATCCCATGAATGCATTGCAATGTGTGATGTCTCAATACAAGACACACACGTTAATCCTCTATTGCCTTCTTTATTACAGTAAACTGCAATTGGCTGTCCCAATCGTTTCATACCAATAGATAAAATTAATTTTTTTATCCATTTTTTTATTTTACGAATATCTGTAGGAGGTTGCTTAACTTCTGCTCTTATAATTATATGTCTATGTTCCATTAAAAATTATTTAATAATTCAATTCCTTCAATCAAAATTATCACTCCTAATTCTAATGCTAAAATTGTATGGTAGATTGTCCACAAAACTGTTTGCTTTTGTTTTTTGTGACAACTACAACATTTCTTTTTTGGTTTATCTAAACCATCAAATATACTACTGTCGGTCATTTTTTTCCTTGCCCTCTATATTTAAGTTGTTTTCTTGTTCTGCCTTTACGTTTACTTTTGTTAAGCATACTAGTGCTAGGGTTTTTACCTATGCTAGTTTTTTTATATTTAGACCTAGTCTCGTGTGCTTCTACATTAAGTAAATTCTTTTTAACTTTTGCCATACTATGCTTGACAAGCTAGACACTCGTCTTCTGCGTCTGGTCTAACTACCCTTTCTATTTTTGTTGAAATTATTTCTGCTCTTTTAATTGCTTCTGAACGACAATAGTAAAGTGTCTTCAATCCTTTTTTCCAGGCTGACAAATGTAACAAATGTAAATCTTTAATGTTAACATCAGCAGGCACAAAAATATTTACACTTTGTGATTGGCAAATATATTGTTGTCGGTCAGCAGCTAAATCAATAATCCATCGTTGGTCTATTTCAATAGCTGTAGCAAATACTTCTTTTTCTAATTCAGATAATTCTTCTAAATGTTTTACTGAACCACGTTTAGCTAAAATACTTTTCCAGGTAGTATCATTATCAATGCCTTTTTCTTTTAATATTTTTTGTAAATATTTATTTTTCATTAAAAATGTACCACTCATAGTTTTTTGACTGTAAACATTTGCTCTCATAGGTTCGATAGATGGACTGGTGCTGCCACAAATAATACTGCTTGTTGCGTTTGGTGCGATAGCTAACAAGTGAGCATTACGCATTCCAGTACCTACCATGTCTGGCGCTTCACCTCGTTCTTTACCTAATGATTTAGAAGTTTCTTCTGCTTGTTTTTTAATATGCGAAAAGATTATTTTGTTTTGGACTTTAGCCATAACACTTTCAAAAGGTATGTTTTTACTTTGTAGATACGAATGAAAACCCATTGTCCCAAGTCCAATGCTACGCTCACGCATAGCTGAATACTTAGCACGATGCAGAAAATCATTAGCGTTGTTAATAAAATACTCCAATACATTATCGAGGAAACGAACCACGTCAGGTATGAAGCTACTGTCTTCTTTCCATTCATCATATTTTTCTAAGTTAAGAGAAGACAAACAACACACTGCTGTTCGTTCTTCATTTGTTGGTAATGTAATTTCACTACATAAATTTGAGTGATGTACTTTTAATCCAATTTTCTTCTGAGACTCCGGCAAAGACTTTTGCACTGTGTCAATGAAGCAGATGTAAGGTTCACCAGTTGCCACTCTAGTCTCAAGAATTTTTTGCCATAATTTTTTAGCAGAGACTTTTCTAACAACTCGTTTTGTGTGTGGGTCAATAAGTTCCCAAGTATCATCGGCACTAGGATTAATAGTGCAATTGTCAATAATAGACATAAACTTATCACTAATGTTAATACCATGATGAAGGTTAAGACATTTACGATGAACGTCACCCCCACTAGGTTTACGCATTTCAATAAACTCTTCAATTTCTGGATGAGATATATCTTGGTATGCAGCATAACTTCCTCTTCTTGTTTTACCTTGTGAGAACGCTAACATTTCTGAGTCAACTACGTGCATGAATGGTATTGAGCCAGTAGATATAGAGCCACCAGAAGTTTCAGTTCCATCACTTCTAATGTGTCCCCAATGTCCACCGATACCACCACCCACTGTAGCTAACCAAGCATTCTCTGTGTAATGTTCTGTTAATCCTATTCGACTATCTGGTACGTAATTTAAAAAGCACGAAATAGGCATTCCTCTTTTAGTTCCACCATTTGTTAAAATGGGTGTAGAAAACATAAACCATAGATTAGACGCATATTTATAAATACGTTCAGCCATTTCTGAGTTATCAGAAAATGTTTTAGAAACTCTATAAAAAGATTCTTGAGGGCTAGTTTCTTCATCTGTTAAATATCTATCTTTTAATATTCTTAACCCTGCGTCTGATAATAATGCGTCTTTACTGTAATCCATGTGTTTCTATTCCTGTTTTTTTAATTGTTTGTTAATGATAAAGTCGATGTACTGTTTTGCTTTTAATAAATCTTGAACACCGTTTTTCTTTTTGTGTCTCAATAAATATTTAATTACGTTGCCAGTACAAAAGTCTAAGTTGTTAGCAATTATAAAATCTATAGGTTCGATTTTATGTTGCGTGTAGTGTGGAGGTTCTTTGATTAAATCTGCCATCTAGTAACCTCACCAGTTTTCATGTTGTATTCACCGTGTCTTAATATTCTAGCAACTTGTGCTTGTTGAAAAGCATCGTGTTCAAACAAACCTTTTTTCTCATAGGTCTTAACAACTAAATCCCATTGTTGTCTTAATGGTAATTTTTTATCTTTAAGTATTTTTTGTGCAGTCACTGTGCCAATAGAAGGACAGCCAGAAAAACCATCAACAGCATCACCAGTAAGTGTCTGTACTAAATGCCACCAGTCACATTCAGTTTTATTTCTTTTGACAATTGTTCTACCGTCTTGAGAAAGTTTACCTGGAATTTGTCTTAGGTCTTTATCTAAAGAACAAATAATTCTTTCTTCTTTTTTCTGTGGTTCAGTAGCTAATATACCTAGTACGTCATCAGCTTCTAAATTTGGATAAATGATTGCATCGTATTCATCAATCAACCATTTTCTAATTGCCCCTAATATTAAAGGCTTACGTTTTTGTTTACGATTATCCTTATAGCTAGGTAAAATGTCTTTTCTAAAATTAACATTATCAGTTAGTGCAATTGTAATACTATCAGCTTGTAGATTTTCTTTTAAATCTTCTATCTCGGATAGTGCGAGATATTTTCCTTGGTTTTCATCTGCGTGTAAAGTCCAAATAGTTGAGTCTTCCCATTTGATACTATGCTCTGACATAGTTGAAGCTTTGTACGCAATAATGTCACCATCTATTAAGAGTCTTCTCTTCATGGATTATATCCTCCTACGGATTGGTTATGTTAAATTTTTTGATTGGAATAATTCTTTTAAAGGAATCAAAATGCATTTACTTGCATTGTTGTCACCAATCATTCTGTAATTTTTCTTAAACTTTTCTGTTATCTTTTTAAGTTTAGGTACTTCAAAGATTAATTTACAATAATCATCTTTACCTAAAGATAAAATATGAACCCAGTAGTCAGCTTGTGTTACAGATAAACCAGAAGGCTTACCCCAACATTCAATTTCTATTGCAATGTTACCAGTCTTTGCCCACCAGTCTCTTTCAGTTTTTACTTCTATTTTATTTTTGTCCTGGTCCAGTAAAGATACTACTTTCTGTTCTCTTTCTTGACCGTACTTTAAATCAATGTCGAACTTATTATTTTTCATTAGTGTGTTTCACTCCAATTGTTTCCTATTTTATATTCGCCTGTTAATGGCACTCTTAATTGGAAGTGTTCGCCAGTGCGTTTAATACATTCGACAGCTAACTCTCCTATTTCTTTTGCTTTGTCTTCATCACATTCAACTTGTATCTCGTCATGAACCCATAACAATTGTTGAACGCCAGACATATTTTTAACAGCGTTGTCAAACTCAACTAACCACCTTTTGCAAACGGCTGCGCCTGCCCCTTGTAAAAGTGTATTTAAAGAACTGAAAGTATTTCTTACTTTAATCTTTCTTTTATCAAGACCGATTAAGTAACCACGTTCAGCAGAAAGTTGTACTTGTTTGATAAGTTTATTTAATGCAGGTAGTCTATCCAAGAAACGCTTCTTTACTTTGGCAGCTTCTTTGTTTGACTTGCCAGTTACTTCTGCAATTTTTGAAACACCTGCTCCGTAAAGCCATGCGTATAAAAATCTTTTACTTTGGTCTCTGGTTTCTAAACCTGCGTTGTGTTGATTAGTAGTGTGTATGTCACCGTTAACAACTATGTCAGCGTATTCACCACCATCAAATTTTGCAATGTAGTGTCCAAGTAAACGTAACTCTAGTCCACTTACATCTATTCCTATTAATACTTTACCTTTTGGAACAGTAAATAATTCTCTAAATTCTTTTCCATAAGGTACACTGACAGAGGGTACTTGTTGTAGATTAGGATTCATGGCTGTTGCTCTGCCAGTTACAGCATTATTAGTATTTACAGTACCGTGTAATCTTCCATTCCGTTCTAATTTTAAATAAGCTTGATTACCTTCTGCTAACATTCCTATTCTTTTTTCTAATAAAAAATATTTAGCTAACAATTTTGCTTCTGGATATTCTAAACTATTTAAAACTGTATCATCTACTTTTGGTTTACCGTCTGGTGTAAAGTCTTTTGGTTTCCAATTGTATTTTTCAATTAATCTTTCTGCAATATGCATTCTGCTAGAAGGATTAAACTCAACAACTTTATCCTTTAATGGTTTACCAGTTTTTTCTGATACTCTTTTAATAACTTTTGGTTTAAAAGTTTCTTCCATTTCTCTTTTAATCTTGTCTCGTTGTGCTGACAGATTAGCATAAAGTTTACTGGCTTTGTTTTTGTCAAACAAAATTCCATACCTTTCTTGCCTAGAAATTAATTCAGAAACTGAATGCTCAAGCGCTAAAGCTTGTTTAGAATAATTATAATCTACAATTCTTTTATATAAATCATGTGTAACTTCTACATCTTGTACACAATACTCTAACATTTCATCTGTAAACTCTTGCCAATCAGTTTCAAATTCTTGTTTGTAATTCCCTAGTCTAACACCCCACGCTTTAAGACTATGTTTGTTGACTAATTTTCTTGGGAAATCTTTTGTATGCACACGCTTCATATCCGACTCCATTAAGTCAGACCAAATCAAACGTGTAGCCACCAAAGTGTCAAACACTTTAGCTTTTGTTTTAAAGTTATATAATTTTTCTAACACAGGAATGTCAAACTTAATTATGTTGTGTCCGATAATAAGTTCTGCATTACTAAGTTTGTTTATGGCTTCATCATTAGATAAAGTTAAAACTTTTTCAGTGTCTATATCTTTTAAGACTATGCAATGAACCTTCGTGCAATCTTCTAATAAGTTATCTGTTTCTATGTCAAAACAGTATTTACTCATATTTTTATTTTCCTTACTTTTAATACGTTAACAGTAGGCATGGTTGTAACGTTACCTACATCACCTAAACTTCCATCATCATTAAAATTAACATCGCCTACAATGATATGAACATCTTTGTCTGCTCTAATTAACCATCCACTTGTAATACAAATTGTAACTTTACTTTGTTTAGCTTCTTTTAAATTTAACCAAGCTGCATTAGAATTTATATCTTTCCAATACACGTGAACGAATGGTGCGTTTAATAATTTTTTATGTATAGTTGGTAGTTTCATTTAATGTACCGTTGCCTGTTCTACAGTGACTCGACAAGCAGCTTCGTCATACATTGATAATTCATTCAACATCATTTCTGCTGCAAGTCTAACCATTGTGTTAGGCACATGAATTGTTGCCATCTTGTCTGGATTTTTTCTGCAAAGTTCTATAGCGTCACTTACCTCATTGGTAATGTTCCAATTTTTCTTTGTTTTAAAAATCTCTTTCATGTCCTTCCTTTACTTCTACTAGACAAGCTGTGTCGTTATCAAAAAACAACGTTCCACATTTGCCAGTATCACCGGTGTATCTATTTTTTAATACACGTACTGTTGTGTAGTTTTTATTTTCATCATCGTTTTGATTTCTTTCCAATGCAATCACACTGTCACTCAATTGAGATATTGCATGACTACCACGTAAAGAATTTAATGATGTTTGTATGCCGTCTTCGTAACCTTTGTTACCTTCTGGTCTTCTTAAATGACTAACTAAAATTAAACCAATGCCAGTTGCTTCAACTAAACTTCTTAATTTAGTCATGGTGACATCAATTAATTTTCTTTCGTCATAACTTTCTAAACCACTAATAACAATAGAGAGGTGGTCAAGTATAACCCAACGAACACCCAAACCTTTTGCAAGGTATCTAATTTTAGAAAGTAAGTTTTCACTTTCCGTGCTACCAAAATGGTCAAAAAGATAAAGCAAACCACTGCCAACTGTTGCAGTAAAACTGTTTCTAAACTCATCTTTATTAACTCCTTCTTTTGATAGATGTAATGGACGTTTTAAATCTATACCCATTATTCCAAGCGCAGTTCTTTTAACGCTTTCTTCTAATGCAATGTAACCAACACACTCACCTTGCTTGATTAAATGGTGAGCAATTTGTCTACATAATTGTGACTTACCTTGTCCAGTACCACTTGTTACTGTTATTAGTTCACCCCTTCTCATGCCTAAAGTTTTTGTATTTAAACATTCAAAAGGATATGGAATTGTTTCTGTCTTATCTTCTTTAGATAACAATTCAAAAATTTCTGTTCCAGATATAATTCCATCTGGTCTATATGTTTTTGCACTCCACATACAATCAATTAGTTTTGCAGTTTCGCCCTGGACCAACATTTCGTTAGCATCTTTTCTTGGGAGCGTTGCAATTTTACATTTTCCAGGTGTAAATAGTTTAGAACATTCTTGAGCTGCAAGTTTTCCAGGCTCATCGTTATCAAACATCAACACAATCTCTTCAGCTTTTTCAAGCCACTCGATTTGTTGTTGTAAATCTTTCTTTGCGCCTTGGCTTCCAGTCTTAACTGAAACACAAGCCCATTTATTATTTTGTACTTGCGACATAGACAGTGCGTCTAGTTCGCCTTCTAAAATTACAATTTTTTTATTTGTGTCACGCCATAAGTTTTGTCCAAACAGTGTAGCTTGTTTGCTATCACCTAACCATTGAAATGATTTATCTGGGTAACGTAATTTCTGTGCAACTAATTTATTATGTTTGTCATAGTAGTTTGCAATTTGAACTGTCTTCCCATTATGTTTACCAATTTGATAATTAAACTTGGTTACTGTTTCTAAATTTATGTGTCTTTTGTTTAAAGGTTTGTGTTCACCTTCAATTAAATTTGTTTCCAATATTTTTTCCTCTTTGTTTTCATAGTTGTGATAGTAATGCCCACAACCAAAGCAATGCCCATGTCCATCCGAAAACACACCCACATTATCTTTGCTGTGACATTCGGAACATGGAGCGTGATACAGAAAATCACTTTTTTCCATTTTGATATTTCCTTAAAATTTTTTTGACCCAAAATATTTGGTACGAAAAGAAAGACCCCTTTGATGTTATCTCAGGGGTCACTACAAAAGGCAGTGCATATGAACTCACTACCTACGAGAGGTATACCCTAATTTAATTCATTAATCCACTCTTTTGGAATGTAACAATCAGCGTATTTAAATCCGTGCTTGTCACACCACATTGCGTATGTTGTTTTGGATTTTTTTGAAATCCTAGTTTTTGAATTTGAAAATACAAATCGTAAATCTAGATTAGGGTATTGATTTTTAACAAGTAAAGATTTTTGTTTGTCTACTGTTAAAAACCTACCTTTGCCCTCAATGTACATAGGCTCACCGTTTTTTTTAATAAGAATAAAATCTGGTGTATACCTATGTACTTTTTCAGGTTTCGTATATTTTAAAGTCGTTGTTTCATACTCGAACTTGATATTTTTTAATTTCAATTGCCGAGCAATTTGTTCTTCTAAACCACTTCTATATTTAGAAGTCGTCTTTATCTTCTGATACCTCGGTCTTAGAATCATCTTGTTCAAACTCCTCAGTCGATTTTGTTTCTGAGTGTTCATATCCTTCTTCTTCTTTAAAACCGTAACCAGAAGAATTTGAGCCACCTTCTATTAATTTAATTATTTGTGCAGCTCTAAGTCTCATGCTAACGCCTGCGCCTACCATTGCTGTAAAGTAGGGAATTAGTTCAGCACTTACTTTAATTTCTGAACCACCCCATACATTTACATTAAGCATTGGTTTACCTTTTGCGTCAAACAAAGTTGGTTTGTTTTCAAAACTTTCACCACTTTTAGTTGTAACCTTTGCTTTACATTTGAATTTGAAAATGACATTGCCAGTTGGCTTACCTTCATCATCAACCTCATCATAGTAAGGTGCGTCAGCTTGTTTAACTTTCTTACCGTTTGATTTTTCGGCAGCTAGTTGAACGCTTTCGTTTCTTGCATTATCAATCATCTTGATAATTTCTTCAGCATCTTTTTTGCTGACAATAAGATTTGTTTTATATTCACCAATTTCGCTAAACTTAGTATCTGGACTTGATAGCCAAGGGTACTGAGCCACGCCTATAGGTGTAACAATCTTTGTGTACTTATTCTTCATCGTTGTTATCCTCGTTTACTGTTTCATTGTCTAAATAGCCTTTTTCAATTAAAGCTACGCCTTCATCTAAAGGCATTTGAACTTCCTTCATAATTTACTCCGTTAGTTCTAATAGGGGTACTATTAACCCCTTAGTGGATTGGTTTATGCAAAGAAAAATTCACTCTTTAAAACTTCTTGTATATCAAAGTCCCCTTTTTCAGGAACTGTAGGAAGTTTCTCTTTTTCTTTGTCTGTAAGTATTGGTAACATTGACTGTTTGAAATCTTCTAACGGACAAGATTGCGAATACAAATCAACAAAAGTTTCTCTAATTGTATCTGCAAGTGTCTGGCTGTCTGCCGCCAATGTTCCAAAAGAGTCATGAACATTACAAAAATGTGAGACTCCTTTGTCATACGCTTTAACTACAGTCATAAATAAATGCGCTGAGTCTTGAGCGTGTATATAATTTGGTGGACAACTATTCTTAGCTTTATGTATAGAGTATTTTTCTGTCTCTACATTTATTCTAGGTTTAATCACTTCACCAAATAATTTTGTTTTAACTCTCATAGATTTAAATTCTGGATAATCTTGTATCACTGGAAATCCAACTGGATTGTTCCAACGTACAGCGTGTCCAGATTTTGCTAAAACTTTTGCACAATCTTGCAAAAAAGACATTCCTAATCTTGCAGAAGATAAAACTTCACCCATTGAGTCCCAAATAACACCTGCCAAAAAAGTACAAGCTTGAAAAGCTGAACTTCCAAACGGATGTATGTCCCCCTGGTCCTTACGTTTTATTAAATCTTCATCTACAAAATCACTACAAGAATATCTTGTTGAGCCATATGGACTAGTCATGATTGCTCTTTTAACAGTTGAACGTTTAACTCCAAATTGTAACCAAAGTTTTGCAAATTCACTATCAGTCATAGTTTTTAAATTTTCTATAACTTTATCTTTAACTACAGTGTAAACATCTTGTGGTCTTTCACTGTGTGCTAAATTTACTGCTCTAGCAGAAGGCGTGTGTTTTAAAATTCCACTGTAATGCTGTATTCCGTTACAACTTCCGTCTTGGTTACAAATAAAATGACTTTCGTAACCATAACCTTTTTGTTTAAACTCACACCATTCATTTACCCATGCAAGAAATTGAAAAGGTTTGTCTGCGTGTTCCCAATCTCTAAATGTAAATGGGTCAGATTGTATTTCATCAAACATTTTTTGATTACCCATAACCCATTCTAATTGTTCTTTACGACTGACCTTGTCTATTCCAAACAGTGCAGCTCCAGTTACAGCTAACCAAAATTCACCGTTGTTTTCTTTTGTAATTTTTTTACCAGTTCCAAACAAATGTAAAGCTTTTGCAAAGTCAACACCTTGTCCATTTAAATAATTAGTTACATGATAACATCTGCTTCTAAAATCTAAAGTGTGTGCATGATAAAATATTCTGTCTCTAAACATATCAGCAATCCACAAAACTTTTGCAAACAATAATCTTTTAGATTTTTGTCTTGCGTTTTCTGTGTGGACCAGGACAGCTTTTTGTCTGTACTCTCGTCTTGCTTCTTTGTTTGTATCTATATCATGAGGTTTGTTTGGCAAATCTTCTAGTTCAGCTTTTGGTAAACCACCAATAGAAATATTTTTGTCCCATGCTTTTTTTAAAACATTAAAAACAAAATGATTTATTTTATAGGGTGTCGATTGCATTGCATTAATACCTTTATAAATGATTGGCATTTTTACATCTTTAATTTGCTGTAAGTTTTCTCTCTTACGATACTTAACTAAGTTTAATGGTTTTATATGTCTTGAATAATAACCACCACCGGTCACTTTTCCCTCTTCCCACATTCTTGGTGGAACAATTGTCGGAAAATATTCTGGTGCTAAAACTTCTAAAAAATCATTTCGATTGTTTATCCATTCCAAAGTTTTCTCTGTTGGTAATAAAACTTTTTCTTGTCTCTTTCTTTTTAATTGTGATTTAACTTCACATAATCCAGTAGACAAAACCATAAGTTCTATAAGTTTATAACCTACGTGTACTTTTTCACTTCGAGTCCACAAAACCCATTCGAGTTCATTCTTTTGTGCTGACTCTCTAAGTTTTCTTCTTTTGTACATATAGCCAAACGACCTTTTGTCTAGGTCTGCTTTTACAATGCCATAATGTTCTGGTCTGGACTCTTCAAAAGTTCTTAACGCAACTTCGTCCTCAATTTTACTTGCAACGTTTATAGCTGCACTGGTTAATTTTCTTGCGATTGTGATTGAATTGATAATTGACTTGGCTGTTATTAATGAAGCTATGTCTGGCTCTATTAATGACAGTAATCTTTTGGCAATGGGTTGAACACCCTTCTTGTCATCCTCTTCTACAAATGATTTGATTGCTTCAGAAAGAGGTCTGATTGAATTAGATAATAAAGTTTTACCATAATTAGTAAAACTCTCTTCACCTCTCTTTTTGTGGTCTTGTAGTCTCTTTTGGAAACGATTAATACCACGATTTCTCATATCCTTTTCTAATTCCAATTGCTCTTTCAAAGATGAAAAAGGCAATGTGATGTACTTACTTGATTTCAACATACGACTCCTTTGATTATAGAGGGACTTGTAGCCCCCTTGGTTCTAATAGGGGTACTAATTAATCCCTTACTGGATTGATTATAAAAAATTTTTTTAAATGCCTAGAAAGTGTTAAAAGATAGTAATATCAGTGGTAAAACATTAAACACACCGATGGGCTTTATATACCACCAACTGATTAGAAAACCGATGCTCTATCCAACTGAGCTAAGAGCGCAATTTTATCTATCCGATGGTTTACTATATCTTTTAACACTAATCCAAACATTTATTCAATCCGTTAAGAGGTTTTACGCAACGGTTCTTTACTGTCCGTTGGTTCAATCTCTTTAGTGGATTGTGGTTCTAATACGTTAACAAACGAAGTTAATCGTGTGCTAAGTACAGTACCGTAACGTTCAATCATTCGGTCATCTTTATGTCCGACCCACGACTGAACAGCTTTAGAAGGAACATCAGCATTTAATAATCTGTGTACTAAAGTTCTTCTACAAGCATGAATACCAAATCTTTTGTCATGCTCTAAGTTCATTGCTTTACGAACTTTACGCCAACTAGAGTTTGGTCTCCACTGAGCAAAATGTCGAAACAATCTTTCACCTGGTTTTTTATCATGTGAAAATCTTTCAACAATTTTTTGACAACGCTTTGTTAATGGAACGCCCCTTGACTCATTATTTTTTGTATGAGTTAAGACAATTCTATCTTCATAGCAATCACCAACTTTAAGATTTTGCAGCTCAGACAATCTCATTCCAGTATCAATTAACATGATAAAGAAATCAGCGTCATCTTTCATGTTCCAAGAACGTAACAAAGAGATTAATAAACTTTCTTCTTCTAAAGTTACAAATCTTAATTCATGTTTCGGTTCTTTCAACCAACTTATGTATGGCTTTCTCTTCAATTGATAAACTCCATGTCTTCTTAAACAAAAAGTTATCATTGTAGACAAAGCTGACAAGTATCTATTAATTGTTGCATTCGATAAATTTCTATCTCTTAACTCTGCAACTAGACCGTCAATCATACTTTCGTCAACGTCAGTTATAAAAGTGTCCTCGCCCCAAAACTCTATAATCTTTTTTGCACGGTCTTTGACGCTTTCATCTCGCCCCAAATCCCATTGTGTCTTGCAAACTAAATTATAAATTTCTTGCAGCTCTTTTGGATTAGCTTTCATTATATACCTCCTTCCTATGCTAGATGTAATGTTAACTAATTGCAGCATACAATTTTTTTCCTCTGTTAGTTAACTTAACAAGCTTTCTTCTACGTTCCATGGGGTCTTCTAGGGCTTCAACAAAATTTAACCCTTCCTTTCTTGACCAACTCCATTTTGATAAAAGAGAAACATTACGACTCACGGAACTCTGAGCCATATTTAGTTCTGTTGCAATTTTAGTCATAGGAACACCCTCGTTACTTTCGTGTATTCCAACATATAAAAAAACTGCAATAGTTTGGCTTTGTATGTCTGCATCGAATTTTCTAAAACTTTCGATATGTTTTAGCAGAATAATAGCATTCATTAGTTGTCCTCAGTTATTGTTATTTATTAATTTTATCAGCACGGTAAATAACAAAAGTCGTACTTAAACGTTAATACAAAAAGACTCTCCAAAACGCAAAATCTATTATGTATTCATTATTGTCACGTTTGCATTCAAAATTACTCCATTTACTATATTTTTCAATATAGACTTTAAAGAGAATAAAATTAATATACATACTTACCTCCTATATGACCATTGTTAGTAATTCATTGCTGTACAATCCCAAAATGCCGTTTCGCAACACTTCTTTTGGTTTGTGCATATACCCTCCTTTCATTTAAATGTTAAAGTAAATTATTCTATAATTTGCATAGAATTTTGTAAATCACTATAAAAGTGTCTTCGCCCCTCGCCCCTCTGAAAATATATATTTTTTTCAATTGCAGCTCAAAAAATTCTTTCATATCTCAACGTACAGAGGGTTTTAGGGTCTATTACGACCCTAAGTACCCCCACGTTTTTAGTCATTTATGATTTCTTTTATTCGTCTTATTTTTTCTTGATACTTTAAACTTGTCTGTACGTATTCATCAGCCAAGTATTTTTCGTTTTTGTTTTTGTCATCAACGTAAACAACAAAACTGTCACCGTCTGTTGAATTTACTGAATGAGACCAAGACCCTTGTTTTCTAAACTGTCTGTAATATTTAAACTTTGGGTTTAAAAATTTTCGAAACAGTTTGATAAACAATTCGCCTTCAATGTCATTAGGCACTCCATAAAAAAGATAGTTTCCTAAACCTTCTTTATTTACTGGATTGGCTAACAACCTCGCTTGAAACTTGTTTATAGTTTCGCTCATATGTTACTCCTTTTGTAGTTATGTTTTTAAATATATGAGCAATCACATCAACCGTCCAACCATTGCCAAGCATTTTGTATCTTTGAGTATTTGATACTCCAAGCGTGTAATTATCTGGAACAGTTTGTAAACGCTCACATTCCAAAGGCGTAAGTTTAC